TGGCGTCGTAGTCGCCTTTGTTCCAGCCTACTTTACAATCATATGGGATACGTAAATCCCGCCCGCCAGCCAGCCGAACAGGAACCACAAGACGGTCCATAATCCAAGGAATAATCTCATCTTCCTGCTCCTCTGGGTACATGAAGGTTAAGGCATCGTGGTCGTGCATGACTATCGGGACCCGGCCCTCGCGCCAGATATTCAGCATCGCGGTATTCACTATATCCGCAAGGCTTCCTTGAGGATTGTAAGCAATGGCTTCACGTATGGTTGAGGGATCGTTACGTCGGCCGTGGAACCAGCGCTTACGGCCTGTGAGAGTTGTGAGATTGCCTGTTTTAAATAACTCATCGGCAACCCACTGTTGCCAAAGTCGATGGGCGGGGAAGGCGGCGAAGTAGGTGGGTTGGAATTGCTGAACGACTCCGATGGGAAGGTGGGATTGTGTGGCCAGGGTGAAGGGCTGTCCACCGTAATTCGAACCATGACCAAGCTTTTTGCACATGAACCGGTAAGAGTAATGTCGGTAGTATGGGGTCTCGGCAATTTCCTTATCGTGTTTAAGATCACCGGTCCAGGGCAGGTCAGCCCAGCAGAGCTTAGCTACAGCTGTGTGTACGTCGCCAGACTCGACCGCATCGAGGTAAGTGGGGTCGTTGAACAGGTTCCACTCGATCGCTCCAACAACATAACTCTCTCCTGATTTTGCGTCGCACTTGGCGAACTTCATTCCGGGGTCGGCAACGAAAATAGACCGCAGCCGTTCTTCGACATTTTGTAGATTACCGCCGGTTCCGAACTCGGAGAAGGACGAACTAAAACGACCTGTGTTAGTTCCGGCGATATTATAAGATGATCGCATCCGGCCATCAGGGTCGAGGGGAGTACGCAGGACAGATATTCGTTTGGCGAGTTCTCGCATACCAAGTATATGGTTAACGATCGGCCGGGCGATGAGGTAGGCTTGCATCTTGCCAAGAGCATTGACGTCAGTTGATACGCGGCCCTTGCTTTTGATCGGAGGGATTTTAAGATGTTCGTAGAAAAGCTTGGCGAGGTCTTTGGGTGAGGACCATTTGAAGGACTCGAGCCCGCAGCCGTCGAGGACGATGGATTCGAGTTGGTTTTCGAGGCGGTCGAGGTCGTTGTGGTATTCGTCGATAACCTCCATACGTCGTAGGGTATCAACAAGGACTCCGCGACAACGCATTTCGAGAACAGGGCCTTGAAGGTCTCGCGAGAACGCGTAGGTGGCGGCAGTGGCTTGGTCGAGTTGGGAGTGGATGACATCGAATACCTCGCGGGTGACGCAGCAGTCAAGGCCGTTGTAAATCCAATCACCGATCTCACCTTTGAGGTCGGCCTCGGTGCGGAGGTGGGATTTGATTATTCGCATTTCACACCGCATTGTAGGCAGCGGCCGGTCAGTACAAGGTAAATGTCTCTAAGCTTGCTCATTGGTTGTGTTCCTTTTCTTTTTGCTCACATTGTTTTTGTGCTTCGCTTAGTGACCTCGCTTTACTAAGCATGATTACCTTATCACTAGGATACACACAAAATGATGTTGAATAAACACCACCCAATTCAATGATAATGAATTTAATATTAAGGCCATAAGCACCCCACATATTAAAGTCAAATGGGTTGGACAGTTCTTTGAAGTCCATCACGAATCCCTCTTGTTCGTCATCATCCGGTGATCCCGCTTCCACGCCGACTCATTGGTATAGACTGAACCGAGGAAGTCGAGGCTCTTCAATGACTCCGGTTGGAGGGCGTGGTGGAGGAGCATGGTGTCGTGGAGGGCGCCGTAGGTTGGGAGGTGGACTGCGCGCCAGAGAAAGGCAATATCGTACAGTCCGTTCTGGAAGAGTTTTGGGATGCTTCGATCAGCAAGAATAGATCCGACAATGCGCCAGACATAACACTCGTCGCTTGCGCTCCCCCAATAAGAGCGGCCCTTGCGCCGGGCGTCATAGAAAGGAATGACGATTGCACGTCCGGCGTCGGGTGCGAAGCCAATGCATGTAACCTGATTCCCAGCTGTTTCAATGTCTGTACTAAGGAGAGTAGATCTTCTAATGTATTGTTCATAGAACACCTCGATGTCTTTAATGGTGGGTTCGACCCAGATTTCGCGTTCGGGTAACATCAGCGCGGGGGATTCGTTCTCCCGCATTGCTTTCATAAGGTCAAAGATCGTGACCGCCCGAAGTTCGATCTGTCTACAAACGGCAGCGGGATGGTAGGTAGACAGGACTTTAAAGTCGGCAACGGTGTGAGAGGAGGTTCGGACGGTACCTCGTAGCTTTGATACTCCTGTGGTACCACATAGCGCCCATAGTGGTGTATTGCCAAGAGCAACAACGATGTTAGCATCGCTGTGATTAAGAGCCTGCTCCAACTGGCGAAGTGCTGGCGCGAATTCATTCTGGACATAGCCGCGGGCGCCTTTCTCTAGATTAGGGTAGCCGGGGATGGCGGTGGGTTTCTCGCCGAGAGCGTTGAGTATGGTGTTGCCGGGGAGTGCGTAGGGGAAGACGTTGAGCCGGGTGACTTCGGGGTGAAGCCGCCAGACCATGTCAAGCATCAGGGGGTCGTTGGCGTTCCAGTACCGCCGGATGTAATCGTTGTCGGCCGCGGTGAGAGTGATGACCCCAGCCTCATCAAGCATCTTGAGGAGCTCAAGCCCGCCGGAGGAGCAGAAGGATATGCCTAGCTTTTCTTCGGCGGCGGAGGGGGACTCGCCTAGGAGGATTATTGGTTTCATGGACCAACTTTTCGTGATCTGAAAGTTAGGAAAAAAGAAAGGGAGCCGAAGCCCCCTCCCTCAGCGAGGTTAGTCGCGCCAAGTCACGGCTTTCACCGCCCACATCTGCGCGCCCTGTGCCTCAGTGATGGCAATGGAGGCGAGGCGCTTGGCTTCGGGCGAGGACGCCTCCGAACGATGCGCGTTCAGCACGTCGATGACGCCAGCATAGAGCCGCTTGAGATTGTCCACGCTGCTGTCGTTCGACGGGTTGAATGAAAGCCCTACGGCCTTCTGTCCAAAAGTTTGTTCAGTCATGTTGTATTACTCCACGCTGGCCGTATCGCCGATCTTCGCGAAGATGGACTGGCCATCCATCGAAGGTTCGTGCTTGACGGTGATGTAGACCTCGCGGTTGCTGGCGGACTCGCAAGCTTCGCGCATGGTCAGGTCGCCCTCGAAGTCGAAGCCGAGATCCTCAAGGAACTTCTTGAGGCGCCACGCCGCGTCTTCGGTGAGGTAGTAGGTGTTCTTCATCGTCCGCGGGGTACCGTCCTTGAGGGTCAGGCCGATCTCGGCGAGTTCATCCGGGTCCACGTCGTCGGCCGCAGCCGTGATGCGAAGGGAGAACTCAACGAAGTCAGTCTGTTTCTTGGAGGACTTGTCGTAGCGAGGAAGGCCCTCGACCACCGCGAGGTAGGTGCCGATGGGGAGGGGTTTCGGGCGGGCGATAGCGGTGGCGGGCTTGTCGAGGACTGAGGAGAAGTTGGGCTTGGACATGGTTTGGTTTCCTTAAAGATTAACGACGGGTGATGGTGGAGTTAAGTTTGGTGATTGGTTTGGGTGTGGGAGGCTCCTCGGTTGTTGTGGGGTTGTCACGCAGCACCCCGAAGAACTGAGCCAAGCCGGTTTCGGCCGGGTACTCGGGTTCCATCAGGAAGGGCGCCGGGTTCGCGAGATCGACAAGCATGGTTGAGGTTGTCCTCATCGTACGCTTGCCGTTCTTGTTGGTGTAGAGTACCACCGATGGGAAGTACTGAGGGATCTTGGGCGAGAGCTTCTGGCCGACGCCCTGCGGGAAACCTTTCTTCGTGCCGTCGGGTTGGTCCATGTATTGAACATGAGCGATCACGATCAGATTGGTCGCGAAGGATTTGGAAGTGAGCCCGGCGAGGAGGGACTCGACTGCGTCTTGGGCATCACCGTAGATCGCGCGGCCGTCGTTCTTGGGGTTCAGCGAAAACCGCCAGTCATAGGCAGCATCGCAGAGCCGCGAGAACGAGTCGATTACGAGGATGCAGTCAGGGCCCCACTCCGCTGGGGTACCGAGATCGACCTGCTCGCCGTTCTCGTCTTTGTATTTCCAGCGGTCGAGCATTTTGACGGCGTCAGGAAAAGCCCGGCAGGGTCCGTCGATGACTGAGCCTTCGGAGGTTGCCTTGCGTTTGTCGCGGAGGGTGAGGAACTCCACGTTGTCGAGGTTGTCCGGGCACTCGCGGAGGGCGAGGTATTTGAGAATGTCGAGCAGGTTGTCCATGTCGAGGATGCGGAGTTTGTATCCAGCCTTGATGAGGGAGACGAGCGAGCCTGTCTTGCCGGATTTGGCGTCGCCGATGAGGAGGAGTTTGACGAGGTTGTTGGAATGGTGTTGGGCGAGGGAGGTCATTCGGGTGCCTTACAGGTTATATTGGCGCCGCAGGCAGCATAGCCGGCGATGTCTGTCCATGAGTCGAGGTGGGCCGGGGTGTTTTCGAGGCGGGCGACTTTCATGAGGACCATCATCTGAGCCACGTCGGCGGGGGTGAGCGGGCCGTTGTGGCGGTTGGTCAGGTGGGTGTTCCAGAGCCGCGCGATCCGGCCGAAGTTATCCTCGGGTGCGCCGTAGTTCAGCCCGCGATCGGCGACCGTGCCTTTAGCTGCGTCAAGCAGGGCTTCCTTTGTGATCTTTGGTAAAAGTGATCCGAACTCGTTGGCCTTGCTTGAACTCTGTACCGAGCCGCAACCCGTCGGAGAAGCAGTCGAATTTGACGTATCCATCAGTGTAGCTTTCCACAGTTGCGATGATGACAGGGACTTCGATTATCTGGACTTCAACGGGTTCCATCTCTCCTCCGGTGGAAGTGGTACGAAGTCCGAGTGGAGATAGATACGACGGACGTTCGGAGCTTTGGCACAGACGGCGC